CCATACATGGAAACACTACCAACAAAATTCAAATATTCATCATTATCTGTTGGTATTGGTGTATTGGTATCCCAATCAGCATCTCTACCAAATCCAGATGATTTTGGATTTGGTAGACCTACAAAAACATAATATGAATTAGAAGCATCATTAACTGAATCTAAAAAGTTACTAGCGTTTAATATTCTAAACTGATCTGTTACAATTGCCGCCATCGTAATAGCTTTTTTCTATATTTATAAGTATCACAGATCCTTTCTCAAGGATCCATTATCACGCAGTCCATATCCTCTTCTCTGAATTGTTGGGAATGTTGATAATCCAGAATCAACAACTAATCCAGTTACCCCAATAGAGATTGGTGAAGTGGATCTTGAGAACCCTGATAATCTACCCCAAGAGAATTTACCTACAGGATTTGTTGAGAATCCGACAGTAGACAAACCAATTATATTTGTTGTAGATAATACATTAGCAACAATCTCAGCACTTGTAGATGCTATGGAAATTGACTGTATCAAATAAATGTTATCGGCAAATGTTGTTCCGATTCCAACCAAGTTAGAATCGCTATCATCAATAGAGGTTACGCCAGATCCAACTGCGGTATCATAGATCAAAATTGGATATCCAACTGCAAGATCGCCATTCATATCTGAAGAATTCAAATTAAACTTAATTGCCAAAGGATTACCACCCGTTCCAGTGGTTGTTCCAATTCCAGTAACGATGCCAGAGAATCCCTGAACGTCACTGATGTTTGTTATTCTTTCATAAGAAATACTGGGATCTGGTGCCAATACTTTTGGTGGATTTGAAACACTATATCCAGCTCCTGGATTTACAATAGATACTGAAGTTATAGATCCTCCAGCGCCAATAGTTCCAGTTGCTGTTGCAGTTACGCCAATACCAAGACCAGAAGTTGTTCCAAGACCAACATATATGTGTTTTGGAGGTGCAATAGATATACTTACTGAACCTGAAGAATATCCAGATCCACCATCATTGATCGTTAAAGAACTAATTGTTCCACCAGAAGAAACGTTAGCACTAATATTTGCAGGAATTAGATCCTGTTCTTGAATAATAATTCCATCAACATTGAGAATTGTAATTGCAGATTCATTTTCTTCATAATTGAAGAATTGGGCATCATCAACAAATATTTCAGTATCTGATGTTGTAAGATCGCCAATTACTTTTGCTGTTGGGTATACTTGAAGTTCAATAGAATCTCTAGATTTTGTTACAATCTCTTGACCGATGATATAATCTTTTTTCTGCTTTATCCAATCAGTTGGTTTATAATTTACATCATCAATTCCAGCTCCACTGTAAAGGTTTGTCTCTACACTTGAAGAAGAAATACCGATGACCAGTCTATTTTCTTGTTCGATAGTATTTGGTATATTGTTGTTTCTACGAACCTGGACAGAATCGCCAATTTTTATGGTTTCTATCACATTTTCAAGTTTACTATCAACACCTCTAGTTCCTCTGTAGAAGAATATATCAACTATATCTTCATCTGTAGGAGCCTCAGTAAATCTGAAAGATGTTCCACCACTAAAAGTATATGCTTCTCCTGGTTCTTGGATAACTCCATTTATGAATATCAGCAAAACTGAATTCATATCAAATCCAGGCTGACTGGTCTCAAAACTCAACAGTTGTGAATTATAGTAAAGTGGGAATCTGACTCTTAATCCATCCTGTAAATCTTTAATTGAATCAATAAAGTCCAGTTCTCCAAATTGCCATGATGAGAAGGAGTCTGTAAATGTATCTAAAACTGTAAGTTCAAAATCTTCTACCGGTGAAGAAAGATTTTTGTCAGTAACCAATCCAACTGGTTTAAATACATCTCCTACTTGGAATCCGTATCCAGGTCTAGTGATTTTGAAGTTTTTAACTTCATACATGGTTGATCCAATTCCAGTTGTTGAACTGGATCCAACATCAACCGATAACAATAAACCAGTTCCAGTATCTGTAGTAGATCCAACTCCAAGTCTTGAAACGCCAGTTATTTGAAGATTTTCATAAGATGGTGGAGAAACTAATATAGATGGACTTGTATATCCAGTTCCACCAGATCCGACTACAAATGATAATGTTCCACCAGCACCAACATTTGCGGTGATTGATGCAACATCGCCAATATGACCACTTTCGAATACAGATACACCAATAGAAACTATTCCATTGTATCCAGAACCGACTCTATCTGTTGTTCCAAGACCGACTGATACGATTGATCCTCCAGCACCAACTACAGCGGTCACAGACGCTCCTACGAGAGGTGCATACCCTAATCCTGGTGTTGATCCAAGAGAAACAATTATTCCTCCTCTTGGAAGTTGATTTTGGTTAACGTCATAATCTGAAATTAAAATTCCACCAGAGGTTGATATTCCAGTAAAAATTGCACTTGTTATTCCAGAATTTTCTGCATAATCGTAGTTATTTCCTGAATTATTTTGCGTAGTTGGTGTTTGGAAGATATTGTTAATAAAGAGAACACCACTTCCAGTTTCAATACCTGTTGTATTTGCACCACCAACTGTCAATTGATATGTTTGACCAATTCCAGTAAATGACTTCGAAATATTATCATAAATCTTATTTGTTTCATAATCTTGTCTCAAATAAACTCTTCCGGAGAAATCAGATCTCTCATATAAAAGATTTCCATCATCTCTAATTTCACTGCTATTTCCTCTAGGAGGATCTGTAAAATGTATCTTGTTGTCTACAATATTAAATGAACCAAGATAAATTCTTGCCTCAGTTCCATCTGTATGTGTAGTTGCTGAAGATCCAACAAATCCTCTTCCTGCTTTAATGATATTAAAAGATCCAGATCCTGTAATTGGACCTAAAGAAGTTGTTCCAAGACCTACAGATTCAACTTCAATATATTCATCATCAATTTTTAAAATATCACCAGGTATAATCGAAGAAATTCCTGAAACAGCAAAGTATGTTGCAGCAGATCCGACTGTTCCACCATTATCTTGTAAGGTGTATGATACGTTAGTATACGCAATTGGACTTTGGACAATACCATCAATGGTGATGATGGATTTTTCCATCTTTTTAAACATTTCCAAAGTATGAGCATTTCCACTTCCATAGGAACTAAATGTAATTCCTGTTCCAGAATTTGCATCAGATCTAGTAGTTGCCAATTGGAATTGATTATCATTCAGTTTGATAGCAAAAACATTTGATGGAAGATTTCCCGCACCAGATACTTGAATATCACTATACGCTATTCCAGTGAACGATGATCCAGACTCATAGATTAATTCTTCTCCTGTGCTAAAGAAATGATTATTGACCGTAAATGTTCCAGTTGCTAAGTTTAATGCTCCATCAGGATCAAATGATTTTTCAAATACTGGTATTCCAGAAGTTTTTGCTTCAAAACTAGTCTTATTAACTCTATCACCATTGATAGCATTATAAAATGCTGTTAAAAGATTTTCAGTTACACTTCCATATGTTAAAGGTTTTGGAATATTAACTATGTCAGTTTCTGTTTGAATTATTTCGCTATAAGTTTGAATCGTAATAGAATCAGTTATACCAGCATCTGGGAAGAACTCTATACTTAAATCAGTTCCATTGAGATTTGACCCAAATGTTCCTATTCCAGTTTTGCTACCATTTGACATAAATGGATACTGGACAATATGAGAATTTGTTTCGTCATGAATAACTATAAATTGGTGTAATGCTGAAGTATTACCATATCCAACTTTTGCTACCGACTTAATTGTTGTAACATCACTTGAAGATACTGTAAATACTGTCGATACTCCAGACGAATTTATAAAATTGCTTTGAAGTCTAGCAGTATTTTCCGATCCAGATGGTTGATCCTGAGATAAGAATCTGTATGTTCCAATACCAGAAGAAGTTGCTCCAAATCCAACAATTTTTGATCTGAGGAATACATCAGAAGATTCATTGTTGGTGTAATTTATTGACAAAATACCAGAATCTATATTTGCTCCAAAAGATCCTATAAAGTTACCTGCTGATATACTGGAATCATCGTTATTGAAAGACAATTCAGATATAAAAGTATCTGTTCCATTATGATCAACATATAATTCAACATAATTGATTGAATCATTGCTGGTATTTTCAACCTCAACATTTAAGAATAAACCTTCGTTAGATGCAGATGCTACGCTGATTATTGGTTGTGTTGATCCAATACCAACAGAAACATTAGATCCTGTAAGATTGACAAAACCAACAGATTCTGAACCAGTGCTTCCAGACAATGAAGATGTGAAACTATTCTTTATAACTTTAATATCATAATCAAAATCATATTTTTCTTCTGGAGTAAATCTCAGAGATAATTCATCAGCAGGGGAAATATTTGCCACTAAATCACAAATCTCATTGGCAGTAGAATATACAGATCCTTTTTGAACCGTTATTACATTTCCAGTTGCTGTTGGCAGTGTTATTATTTCTGTAGATTGTCTTTCATTGTTATTTGGATTGATGACCTGAACTAAGAATCTGTTATACTTACTTTCAATATCATACTCATGCACATCAGTGTATAAGTCATTAGTGGAATCATTGCTTGAAAATTCATAATTTACATTATCAAGTATTAAAACTTTGTTAGTTACACAATCAATATAATCCGTTAATTTTTTATTTTCAAATTGTAAAAACTTAGATTTTGGTCCAACTACATCAATATCGACAGTTAAATCAAATGCATTTATTGTATCAACTCTTCTTTCGGAAGATACATCAACAACTGCAACTGCAGACGCCTGTATTCCAGTTCCAATTCCTGCTTTAACAGATTGTATTATTGCAGTATCTGCGAAATTTTTGAGACCTGATGTATGCAGAAGTCTATTTACAGGATTTATTTGCTCATCATAAGTTATTGGACTCTTAATTGTATAAGAAAGATTTTGATAGTAATCATTGTCTGGTAAAACTTGTGTATCTAAGTTTAACTTTCCAACGTCGTCAGACCATCCTATATCTTTTCTCAGAGAGTAATCAATGGTAAATGATGCTTTATTTTCTTCTATGGAACTTATAGTTGCTTTAGTTCCAGAATCTTTTCCAATAACAACCTCATTTTTTGTCAGTTGATAAGAACCATATACCTTTATTTGATTGTTTATACTTTCAGTAATAATCAGATCAGTTTCAATATATGATCCATTTTTTTGAACAAATAAGAATTCTCCAATATTAAATTCTTGCGAATCTTGAATTACATTAAATGTTGGATAATTTGATTCTTTAATTATAGATGCAAAGGATGTTGTTTGACTGGTAAGAGCTATACCTGGATTTGAAGTATATTCTGAAATATTAAATTCAACCTCTGCTGGATTTGTATTTCTGTATGCGGTAACATCAAAAAACTTATATCCGAGATCTGGTGAATTAAATCCATCTCCAGATGATCCCAATTTTTCTATATTTTCAACAAAGACCCTATCACCAACATTAAATGCATTAGTGCTAAATCCTAAGATTGGTGTATTCAATATGCAAGTTACAACTCCAGAACTTGAAGACAAACAACTATTAATACCAATTCCGTTGGTATTGTTTGTTGCGAATACCTTATTAACTATATTTGCCAATCCAGTTGCAGGTTCTACAATATTCACGGAGGAAATTGATGACCCCTGAATACTTGCCTCCAAAATACCACTTTGATATGCTTCACCAGTTTCTGGATTTACTACAACCAAATCTGGAGCAGACGTATAATTTGATCCACCAGATGTAATTTGAATATCGACAACATAATCTCTGTTGGATATTGAAATTCTTGGTGATACGTATGCCTGTGGGTTTAATGTCTTATCTGAAGAGAAATCAAATCCTTGATCAATAATTGTTACCTCATTTATTCTTCCAATATTTGTAGATTCTGGAGTAATATCAACACCCGTTCCTTGAGTTGATGCAATACTTACAAATTTTGGAAGTTTTTTGTAATTAAGTCCCCTATCAATAATTTTAATTTCAGAAACACCGCCTCTGGCGCTTGCAGAAGATGTGGAATACTTTAAAACATCGGTATTATCTTGAGTATAATTTAAAGTTTCTGGTAAAGACTTCAGTGAGATGGTAAACGTTGTGGTTCCAACACCAGAAATAACATATGATCCATCATAAACACTATTTTCAAATAAAATTTCATTATTATTTGGGATGTCCTTATCAGCAGTGCTAATATAACCGCCATTTTCGAGTGCATAATATAATTTTTCTGGTAAATATTCACTATAATTCAACGTGAGTGATGCATTGGTAGATACACCAACCGTTCCAACGCCTATTACATTGAATGTGGAAGATGATCCTGTAGAATCTAACTTGTTGTAGAAATCACTATCTTCAAAGATCTTGAAATCATATCCATTAAGAGATGAATTTGAGAGATCAAATACAAGATCATTATTTCTAATTACGGAAATTCTTGGATTAATTAAAGAAATTTCTTGAGATGACCCACCAGTAGATCCAATACTGATTAAAGACAATGGATACTGTTTAACATCTATTAAAGTTTTACCTAATCTAATTTGATTATCATCAATTCTGTATACATGATATGATCCAGTGGTGAGACCACTAGCAACGTCTCCAACAGAACTATAGAAAACCTTATCGCCAGTTTTTAACTTGTGATTAGATAAAGTGATAATATTTGATGTTGTTGAAATATCAGAGGATGTAAATCCTATTGGATTTATTAAAAGTTTATTATAGTCGGCATTATATTTTACATAAATGGCGGTGGAGTCTCCAACACCTATAGATCTATTTGAGTTTACTTTCAGATTAATTACATCGCCAGTATTCAGTAAATGTGATGTAGATACTGAGACAACTGATTGAAGTTTCTCAACCTTTCCAGTAACTTGCGTGTAGTTAGATTCTAAGGAATACTTGTAGTCTTCATCGCTACCGTTCGAAACGAAAGATCTGAAATACAATCCATCAGTATTTGTTGTCAGACCAACTTGTGTTGTTAGACCAATGTAATCTTTCGACTTGTTAATTACATATAGTGTCTGTGAGGTTCCATTGGATGGAATAGTAAATATTGAACTTGTTTCAGTATTTGATACCGAAATAGTATTGATACCGCTTACAATTTCAAGTGTTACTGCTTGAGAAGTTTTGAATGGGTGGTTTGGAAGATATATGCTTTGGTTTGGAACAGATATTGAAAGAGTTCTATCGCCAATGACATAATTGTATGAAGAGGATATACCAGTCTGGGTTCCAATTCCTAATGATTGTGATGGATTAAAGTATACCTTATCATTGAGTCTTGATTCAAAATATGGAACAGATACTGGTAGAGTAATTTTTCCATCATATACAGTAACTTCAGTTGATGCTGTATGAGCAGATCCGACAGTTCCTCTTACTGTTCTTATTACCTTTTCACTTTCAAATACATTAAGAACTGACATTCTCTCAGTTCCAATGGCAATTGTAGATCCTGTAGATACTGTTACTGGGATACTAGAGACATAGATATCTGTTACAACACCTGCTGTTGCGTTTGAAGATACTTCTTTTAAGAGATAGACCTTAGCAGAAGAAATTCCAGCAATATGTGATTTTGATAATCCGTCAATAAAGGTTGATAAACCAGAAACAACAACACTATCATTGTTGATGATATTGTTAGATGGATCAATATGTAAAGAAACTGTATTCTGGTCTCTCCAAACTACCTTTGCAGATTGATGTGTTTCAGTTGTAGTTGTAATATCTGTTATTGTTTTACCTAATACAGATTTTACATCTGCAGTCAATCCAGATCCATTTGTGTCAGTATTATCAAATACTAAAGAATCTCCGACAGCATAATCGCTTCCTTCTTCATTTATAGTTAATTTTGTAACACTTCCCTTAGTTACAGAATCAATAACTAAGGTTTGCTCCTTAATCTCATAGGGTTCTATTATGAAATCATTATTTGAATATCTTTCAGCAACACCATATGGGAATGTATTTCTGATTAAATTAGAATTATTGAAATCAAAATCTTGATTTAATTCTTGAGTTACTGGTAATGCTTTGTATGAATCTCCAATAAAATATGGGAATTGTGAATTGAAAGTTGTTGAAGAAATTCCAGCAAAGTATGCATACACACCATTAGGAAATTCTGGGGTCTTACAGTATCTACCATTATATTGATCCAAATCTCCAGAATTGTTGTAGACATAATCTTCAATAAAGAATCCATTTGTAAATCCTAAAGGTCTATCAATTACACTGGAAGGTGATAATACATATCCTGGTCGTATAACTTTAATTTTAGAACTATAATTATCTGGATCACTATATCCATAAGGTCCATAAATTGGATTTCCATCGATTGCCCAACCAATTATTGGGGAATGTGTAGATCCATTATCATTAAAATCACTAACAATACTTGTTGTGTATCCACATAAAGCATATCCTTGTCCTTCCTCATTGGATACATTGTCTATAATAATTTCATTCGTATTGAATCTAGAAACATTGTTGACCGTTAAGCTTCTTATGGTAGGAATTGCAAAAGCATTCTTTCCATTTGGAATAACCTTAATTACAGTATCATTTCCATAATTAATGCCCTGATTTACAATGATAACATTTGTTATTTTTCCATCAGAAACAACAGCACGTAATTTTGCACCGATACCACTTCCAGAGACTTCTAAATCTGGGGCTGAAGTGTATTCTGATCCAGAATTACTTACCAATACTTTATCTATTTTTCCACCAATAACAATTGCATTCAGTTCTGCATTTTTTCCACTATTAAAAGATACTGATGGTTTTTTATCAAAATTCAATACATTGGATCCATATCCAGTTCCTTTTTCGTAAAGATATAAATCTGTTATTGATCCTCTAATAATTGGAGTTGCAGTCAAGACTCCTACTACCCCATCATACTCAACATCAACCGTCAATGTGATTGGTTTGTATGAGAAATTTTGATATCCAGTTCCAGAGGAGGAAAGATCTACATAATTTTTTCTAGTATAATTTGATGTAATTGTCCCACCAATTCCAGCATCCGCTAATCTAAAGTTATTAGCATCTTCTTTGATAACATAATAATCCAATGCTGTTGACAAACCAGCAATTTCAGTCCCGTCTGTAGTGTAAACTACTAAATCGCCATCATTGAAACCATGATTTTTAAAATTAATTTTATCTTCAATGTAAGATACATTTTCAGGTTTTACAATTAATTTTCTATTTTGATATCCACTACCTGGATCGATGATCTTAATTGACTTTAATGAATTTTTGATATCATACGTTCTTAATCTATGGATTCCCTGAGCACTGGATGTTGTAAATCCTACTGTATTAATTCCAGCAGTGTAATCTGAGAGAGTTGCATATAATTTTACAGTTGTTGCATTTACAACTTCTGGATAATATAAGGTATCTTTTTTCAGAGTGGTTCCTAAATTTAAGTTTGAACCCAGATATGTTCCAATGCCTACAGAATCATTTGAATTATTGTCATAAATCAATGGCTCACCACTAACCAAATTGTGGTTATCTAAGAATTTAATTGTATCAGTATAAATGTTTATTCCACCACCAGCATAATGTGGTCTAGCATCAAATTCAAAATCTCTCCTTCGTCTTTGAAGAACAGGTTCAAATCTTGCACCAATACCATTTCCACCAGTTAATTTTATTGATAAAATTCTTTTAATATCAAAATTTTGTGGATCTACAATGACTTCTTTTAAAGATCCCTTTAATACTGGTCTTACTAAAGATGTAGTTCCACTAGTTGGATTTGATACTACTACAGATGGTGGATTAATAACGTCATAATCCTCTCCTCCGTTATAGATTTTAACTTCATCTAACGGTCCATAGTAGATCTTATCTTGTGATTTGTAATTTAAAATATCAACACCGTTTACCAGAGTTCCTACAGTTCCTGGTATAGTTCTAATATTTTTTCCAAGTTTGATAGTTCTGTTACTTGGAAACTTTTTGAGGATTCTTTGTGGATATATGTATTGATCTTTTTGGGAATACAAAATAAATGTATGATTCCCAGACGTAGTTATTGGGGAAAATTCTACTGCCGTGTCACTAATAATTAATGATCTTGAAAGATAGAGCTTGATTCTATTCGATGGAGATAAAACTTTTACGAAATAACTACCTTCTTCAAGACCTGTAATAGGATCATTTTCTGGAATATAGTATATTTCATCACCATTAACAAATGGAACACTTGAGGGGAATGATAAGATTGAATAATTGTTAGTATCAGAATTGTAACCATCAAACAGACTTATATCGCCAGATGACATAACTGCCTTATTTGTTGCAGTTGTTATAGTATACGATGGAAGTGAGTTTGATGCTACGTAAAAATATTCATCCTTTTCATTATATAAATTTTGAACATCGGAGGTTACTACATCATTACCATAAAGAATTGGAATAGAAGAACTTTTTGCTTTTTTTAAATTTCTTCTAATGGAATAATCGAGTGTAGAATCATATACAAATCCAGTAAGACTTCCGAGTGAGACTTGATTTTCAAATATAGATGAAACAACTGCATTTGAATAAACAATATTTTCAGTAGAACCTAACAGTATGTCTACATGATCACCTACTTTTAAATTAGACTTATCTGGAATACCCTTTAAAACAAAATTGGATCCACTAATACTATCAACTTCAAATCTAACACTTGTATTATAAATCCAAGAATTTGCAAAAATTTCTTTATGTGTTTTGCTTTGATCGGGATTTAGAATCTTTTCACCAACATTATTTACAAAAACTTTCTGCCCTTCCGATGCCAACTTAATATCACTAATGAGATTAAATTCTGACAGTACTCCTGTTAGACGAACTTCTACCTTTTTGGTAACGTCACCATTCTCATATCCATAGTAAAACTCATCAGATCTGATTTCATCAGTTGCGTTGATAATAGAAGTAATACCACTACAACCTAAAAATTGGTTTATTGTTTTTTCAGTATATGTCAGTGTGTTGTCGCCGGAAATTAAAGTTCCCGAATCTGCAAATCCTATTGTAGAATCGACTGTAATAACACTAGATCCAACAGATACTGGATTAATTGCTAAAACTTTTGGTTGTGGTACAAAAGTTCCTTGAATTGAATTGTTATCATCGTATCCTACAAACAGACTAATCTTATAGTATGTCTTATTAAGACCAGATCTGGTGAAAATTTCAACCTCAGATATTGATGCCTGTGTTTCCGAATCTGTCGATTTTCTAATTGTCTGACCAACCAGTTTCAATGGATCGCCAGAAATTGCCTCAACAACTGCTATTTCTCTTCTTAAAAATCTTGCAGATGATGGTTTTGGGAGGTAATTCTCTAAATCGACTACTGTAGGAGTTATTCCATATAAAACTTTGAAGAGAATTTTGAAAGATTCTTCTGTTCCTTTGGATTCGTAAAGGGACCTTGATTCCTTTATAAAGTTATTTACATCAAGGTCAGATACAAAATCAACGTTTTCTAAACCTGGAGTGAAAGAATACTTAAGTTTTTTATAAAACTCTTTTAAAAACTCAACACTTAAATTCTTTACAGATGATCCTGAGGTATGAGATGCTGCACTAGATGTGCTAAAAACCAATTCTTCTGGGTTTGAAGATGATCTATAATCGGTAATTGCACTAAATCCCCTCACACAACCAGTGAAACTGTTGGTTGTAATTCCAGTGTAAGTGATAATTTCATCATCAATCTGTAATAAACCATATTGAGCAGGAAATCCTTTAGTCGATGATACCTGAATAGTATCTACACTAGAAGAAATATTTGAAGTAATATCTGTAGAACCAGAAAGAACCTCTGGTGTGAGGTTGTCGATCTTCAAATATTGGTCTAAGTTATCAGCAATGTCTACTGGACCACCCTGATATTCCTGTGAAATATAATACTGCTTTAAAAAATCTATTGCTTTAGGACTTTCAGAACGTAAAAATTCTGGGAGTTGGTTCTCAATAATTTGCTGAACTTTTACCCTCGTCTCAAATCCAGTTTTTATCATCTTATACCCTCTTTAGTTCTCCGTTTAAGTAGCTAGAAGTTGTCTTATATCCGACACCGGATATCTGTTCTCCAGATGTAATAGTATCCTTAACCATATTTATCTTGCTATCGGCAACTGAGAAACTTAAATAAAGATCCTTCAGACCGATGACATCATTAGACTCTGGGAATGCCTGAATCTCAATAACATTATTATCCTTTTCAGTTGATGTAATATTCAAGGTATTAATTATAATCTCACCTCTATCATAATCTACTGTTCCCGCCGATTTAATTTCTATAATATATTTGCCTTCAATAGTAGATTCTTTAACAATGGATAAAACACCAGTTCCATTTGTCCCAGGAACATCTGTGAAATAGAATGTTCCTATTCTTCCGGCAAGAGTAAATCCTGTACTCTTAATATTAAAACCGCCACTATTCACATGGAATTTATTTCCAAAACAAATCTCATACTGTGTTGCCTGGTTAATTGATGCTCTTAAATTTCTTCTAATTTTAATTCTAGTAATATTTGATGTGATAGCATTATCAACGTTATCAATCGTTTGGCACAATTTGCTGTATTTAAATCTTCCACCAAACATATTGACATTAGAACGTGCAAAAGTATTCAAAGTGGTGATAATATTTGTCTTCAAATCGTTGACATTTGAAACACCTGCGCTATTATAGTAAACTGCCGTGTCAACTTCAACGTAAAGAACCTTCAGATCAATAATTTGCTGATTGATTCCAGAAACAGAATATTTTTTTAATTTTGAAGTAATGTTGTCCTTATCAAAATCTGAAATATAATCTCCATTTTTTGGTTTAATACTAATCAATACATTTCCAAACTGTGGAGGATCTAATTCTTCACCACCAACAACAGATACAGACTCGGTATTTGGATATATCATTTGAATGATAGATTCATAGTCACGGGTAGTGACTGCTCTATATTGTGAAGAATATAATCTTGGAGCAAAGTATTTAATCGAGTCAACGCTTTCAATTTCTCCACCATTGGAGGAACTGTTTATTGTAGAAACTGATATTGTTTTTACACTGGGTATATTGCCCAATGAATTTGTCAGTCTTCCAGAGAATGAGAAATCTGATGCGCCATTGCCTTCAATTCCATCAGTGACAATATACGTAACTGTTATTACTGCTCCATTTTCCAACTTTTTACCGAAATATCCATCACCAAAGAATAATTCATACTTCTCATCCTGAACTTCTTGAATCAAGTAAATTTCAGAAGAAGAATTTAAGTTTAATATATTATCAACAAGTTTATATTGTCTTCCTAGTCCAGAATCATTGATTCCCTTTACATAAACAGATATTGTTGAGGTGTCGATGAATGAATTATTGAGAATAAATCTTTGATCTAGTGATCCATCAACGACGAAAGAATTTCTTACGAAGGATCCTTGATAGATATCGATGCTCGAAAATATTGCTTTTTTAGAATTTACCGTTGTTGTAATATTTTCTGGGACTGAGAAGACATAGTTGCTGTCAGATACCGATCCTACACACGCTAAACCCGCTTCTAAGGTCAATGTTGAGGCATCTTCATTCAGTTCTACGTCTAAATCTATAGTTGCCTTAGAGGCGCTTCTAGAGCGTGGTACATATCCTATATTTCTTGCCAATGAAACGACATTTTCTCTCAATGTTGCCGAATCCAAGAAGGATTCATTGACAATCATATTCGAGTTAAATGCCGTAATATAGGTATTATACGCTAAAGTGTCGATTAAGACAGAAAAATTAGACCCCTCAAAGTCAAAATCCGTGAAATTTGAGTTTGCACGGAGATAATCCTTGATAGAGGTCTTTATCTGGTCAAAATCGAGGTTTGTATATTTGGTAAAAGGCATTGTTTATCTGGTTGCCTCTAGTAAAAACGTAAATTCTTGAGCAGGAAAGTCTTGACCGATAATATCAAAGAAAATTGTGACCTCAAAAGTGTTATCATCGGGTTGAGGATTGACATCAACACGGATATTTGTCACTCTTGGTTCAAAATTCTCAATAGTAGTCACTATTTGTGACTCAATTTCGGATGCAGTACCAAAATCAACGAATTCAAAGAGACTTGATCGAACATCAGACCCCAAAAGAGGGTTAAAATAACGCTCTGTTGGGATTGTTTCGACCAAATTCCTTACTGAACGACGAATTGCATTCTCATTTTTAAGAATTGGAAGGTCTTTTGTCACAGGGTGTGGGTCAAAAGACAGACTTATGTCCTTAAATGCTCTTGATATCCTTGTGACTGCCATTGGTCAAGAAGTTTTCTTGACTTTATTTATGTTCAAATCCAAGGATTACCATAATTTGGCTCAGTTCCATACTCCCAATCATCATAATCATTGTCATTACGAATTTTTTCGTGTAATTCAGTCTGTTTTTTAAGATCATGACGAGGTGCAGTATCGTGCATCACCTCTGTCAGAACTCTTTTTTGGTCATTATGTTGCATTGATCCATAATCTGAGATGAGTTTAGTGGTTCCCCACATCTCTCTCATATATTCAGTGTTTCTATCGACAGGTGATTGTCCCATTTTAGCTCCTGATTTGCATGAAATCAGAACTTTTAGAGGGGTTGCTATCCCTTAAGACTATTTATTTCCATTAAAAAAGACCCCGTAGGGTCTTAATATTAACCTTTACCTTGCCCGCGATACTTCTTCTTAGCTTTATTGCGAGAAGACGCTGCATACTTTGTATTCATCCCTGTTCCCTGACGAGTTTTCTTAGGAGCACCCTCCACATAACCGCCACCTTTACGCATAGCCATAATTAATCCTCCGAGGTAATTTCAGTGTATAAGTCTTCAGGACTTGGAGAACCTGTCTGATAGTATTCAATCGACAGGTCCTCCATGATATCGAAATATTCGCCCTGTGTCAAGTTCGTGTAAATCTTACTCCCATTACGGTATATATTGTAAGATTCTCTGTTAGCCATTTCAAATAACTCTTGTCTTTTCGTGACCGACTCTGATGCGTGGATCGCACCAAATTTCAAAGCCTGCTTCCTTTGCATCTAAACAGAAACTTACATCCTCTCCGCACATATCTTGAACCTGACCAGATTCAAAAACTTGCATCTTAGGAGCAAACCATGGATACTTCATCTCTGGATGCTCAAAAACTCCTCTCTTGATCATTAACCATCCAAATCCTGCATAATCAACAGTAAATGGTTTCCGACGCTTCTGAATCGTTTCAAGTGTTTCATGATTCATAACTCCACCATTATTCTTGAAGTCATCCTCATCCATCCAATGAGCAACTGATGTCGTATGCCCGTCTTCAGTGCAATACCATCCACTCACAATATCTTTATCCATCAATACCAATTGATAGAATTTTTCAGTATTGAATACAATATCACTATCAATCCATAATTGATAATCATAATTCAATTTGCCATCCCAAGGAAGTTGATCAGGTCCACGCAAAACATTCGCACCTAAACATTTGCATCTTGCAAAGTTTACCATCGATGAATAATCCTGCGAAATCTGAATCGACCCTCCTGCTTGAACAATGTCAAAACATAATTGAACAAAATTCTTCAAATACGTATAGGATACTCCGCGACCTGGAAGACAAAATACAATCGACTTCCCACGAATCATTTCCCTCGCTTTGTCATAATCCCATTCTTCATTGTTCGTTGATGGGGCAGGGGCTTTCGCTTTTACTGTAAATCCTTTAGCCATAAGAAAGTAACGTTACATCAGTAATCATACAACACTATGTAGAAGGTGTCAATCGATCATTCCTCACGGACTTCAGTAATGACAATACAGTCTCCTTCTACTTCCATGTTTACTACAGTGCCCTCATACCACCCATACTCACTTAGAATCCACTCAGGAATCGTTACATAATACTCCCCAGTTATTGGATCGACCTCTACAGTCGTAAAATTTTTGTCCGGATTTTTTTGCATCGAAGGTATTTGTGTTTCCATTTTTGTTTTATATAGAAAAACTGTGAGTTAGACTTTGAATCTTATAAAGAGCTCGTGATCGTAACACTTTATAGATTAGGGTAGTTATGGGGTTTTATATACGGGGGGGCAAACCGCCTAACGCGCCCCGCCGACGCGCCCCCACAACGGGGGGCACTGCCGATCCACTAACACACAGGGCAGGGGGAGGGTGTCCCCCCACTCCTATCAGGCGGCAGCGAAGAACTCAGGGAAGTCCTTAGCGATGCGGCGGACCTGGTTATCGGTCTCCCACTGGACCATGTCGGGGCGGGAAGCGTCCAACACTTGGAAGCGGCAAACCTTCTGGTCCACACTATCGGCAGAGTGACCCGACAGGGGGAAACGGTTGAGGAAGGCGGCGACGATGGTTTGACGGTCACCACCACAGGCAACGTAGGTTTGAGCGATGAACTCAACCTGTTCGTCGGTGTAGGGGGTG